ATTGCGCAGTCATTTATGGCTATCCGCCGCGCCACCACCGCCAGCGGAAACCGCCCTACCTACGAAGCCAGCCGCAGCGAAGAAGCCAGCCACGCAGATTTGGCCTGGGCGACCATGCACGCATTGTTTAACGAACCGCTGCAGGGTGAGGCAGCCAACACCAGTAACATCGTGGAGATTTTTTGATGACTGAGAATACCGCACAGGATGCAATACCCCTTGACGTACAACCCAATAATACCGCCTCTACCCAGACGTTCAGCTTTGGCGATCCCATTCCTGTACTGGACCGACGCGAACTGCTGGATTATGTGGAGTGCGTGCAGATGGACAGATGGTATGAGCCGCCAGTGAGTTTTGACGGACTGGCACGCACCTACCGCGCCGCGGTGCATCACAGCTCACCGATTGCCGTTAAGCGCAACATCCTTACCAGCACGTTTATCCCGCACCCGTTGCTAAGTCAGCAGGCATTCAGCCGCTTTGTGCAGGACTATCTGGTATTTGGTAACGCTTATCTGGAGAAAAGGACTAACCGGCTGGGCGGTATTCTGTCGCTGGAACCATCACTGGCGAAATACACCCGACGTGGGATCGACCTCGACACTTACTGGTTTGTGCAGTACGGCATGACTACACAGCCGTATGAGTTCACCAAAGGCAGCATCTTTCACCTGATGGAACCGGATCTGAACCAGGAGATTTACGGCCTGCCGGAATACCTGTCCGCCATCCCCTCGGCCCTACTTAATGAGTCCGCCACTCTGTTTCGCCGTAAGTATTACATCAACGGCAGTCACGCCGGGTTCATCATGTACATGACTGATGCGGCGCAGAACCAGGAGGATGTGAACAACATCCGCCATGCGATGAAAAGCGCCAAGGGGCCTGGCAACTTCCGCAACCTGTTTATGTATTCACCCAACGGCAAGAAAGACGGCATCCAGATCATCCCTCTGTCAGAAGTAGCGGCAAGGGATGAGTTTCTGAATATCAAAAACGTGAGCCGGGATGACATGATGGCGGCGCACCGCGTGCCGCCGCAGATGATGGGGATTATGCCGAGCAATGTTGGAGGATTTGGGGATGTGGAGAAAGCAAGCCGCGTCTTTGTCCGTAATGAACTGATGCCACTTCAAAAAAGGCTAGAAGAAATTAACGAATGGCTTGATGATAAAATTATCATGTTTGAATCTTATAATTTAGAATTTAATTAGATACGACAGAGACGGCTCTTACGAGCCGCTTTTGTCATGCCTTTTTTGACGTCTTAATTTAGCCTCTTCTAAGCGAGCCTTTTCCGTATATAGGCGTTCTAATAAGACATATGTAAACTCCTCTAGGTCAATTGCAGATGTTTTATCAAGGAGTCCATCATGGGCACCATCATTTCCATCATCTTTTACGCATTCAGCTAAATCTCTCATAGCCTGAGGTAAGACCTGGTTATCAAACAACCATCCCATTCGCAATCCCAAACTACGTCTGACTCTGCTTCCGGGCTCCTGCCCCTCCGGCGGTAACAGTTCCTTTGTCGCAATATCCAGACATAGCCTGTACATTGTTGCAGCAGCGTTGTAACACCCAACGGATAGGCATTTTGCCCCTTCTATAAAAGCATCATTTATTTTCTCAGGGAGAAACTCAGGAGGCTGGCTTACTTTCAAATCCGCTGGACTAACCGTACCTGAAATAGTGCCTATATCATTAAAATTAAAACCAGAACGCCATTCAACTCCTTCAAAGGATTTTTGTTTTGCTAAAGGCTGAGCAATAAAAATTGTGCCACGAATGCATTGTCGACATATACAATATAATTCATAAATTCTTATTATATTATTAAGACCTATCTGTCGATCCCCAATGTAATTCCCATACTGAATGTTAAATGTAATTTTCTGACTTCCGCAACGTGGACAATCATTAACCATAATCGCCATATAACAGTTTCCTCTTTTAATCCAAGTAATGCTATAACAGTTTTTACTTTAAAGAACTCAACTCAATTTTTCTACAGCCTTTTGTCATAGTTTTGAGCTTTTGCGCGCGCTCGTATCCCCGCCACGCCTGCCCGCTTTGTGTAGTGGTTTTCATGCACCTGCATGAGATATGAAAAAGCCCGCCTGAACTGGCGGGCCGGAGCTAAAACGATCCTCAAACGATCATGCAAATTCATGCAGCATAGTCATGCACTACCCTGCTCTGCGTCGCCAGCAGTCTTTCTCCTGCGTGTGGATGGCTTTTTACCACCCAACTTGCGGCAGTCTTTCCGGTCACGCGCTTCGTTTTCTTTAAATTTGTTATACGTTTCAGTATCAAAAAACGAGATGGTTTCAACTTCGTCTTTAGGGATCAGCACACGGAAATCCTGGATATTCAGGCGCGACATCCCACTGATAACACCGCTTTCAAGATAGTGCTGATGATAGTTTGTCGTGATATTTATCGTTAGGTCGTCTTTATCACGATATCCGCTCAGCAAGGGGAGAATTTCAAGGTGTTCCGACAATCCATTTTCCAACGCAGGGCAAGTCACCAGCCCTACATAGATTTTGCGTGATGAAAGTGTAGCAATGATAGGAAACTGGCGAGCTGATGCTTCCATGAGCAGCGATTCAAAAGCATTGTTTCCCACTGCCTTTGCCAGTGCATCCCAACGGCGATCCCCCTTTGAAGTACGGCGTTTGTTTAGCCAACCGAACAGTGCCGCCAGAACTATTGAAATCACAACCCACGCGATTTGCTTAATTTCATTGATGCGCTGCGGTTTATCGGTTGTGGTGGATAACATCCCGTTAAAGCTGTCTGGAGTCAGATTCAGCGCATTAGAAAACCAGCGAAACCCACCGCTGATGTTAAGAGCGAAGGTAAGGAAGCCGCCAGCGAGGAAAAAGACAATTCCCCATGCAGCCACAAAAAAATAAGCGTCCCAGCCATTGGAACGCTTATATCTATAACGTGTTGAAAGTGATAGGTTTACATATATAAAACCACTAACCAAAATCACTGCTAAAAGTAATGTTGCCATTATCGGGTTCTGTAATAATATTTTGCTTTAACAGTGCTCGTTTTGATGCCTTCAAGCTTATCCATCTGATCTCGGATGGCTTTCATAGCTTCTTCGTTGGACAAATCTACGGACACAAAACCATCTTTACTCAGATTGAGCTTGTCCTGGTTCTCTTTCAGAACCCGTGCCAAACGTTCAACTGGATTACCCAGCTTCAATGCGGCGATACTTGACATAACCCCTCCTTCTTATACGGCGCGGAAGTGTACACTTCGTCACCAGCAACCACAACAGCAAATTCCTTATAACTAAGACAACCGTTTTAACTGTTGGTTGCGTTACTTAACTTAAGTTCATTGCCCCTAATCGCGCAAGATGTTTCTGCCTTAAACCACTGCATTTAGCATATATAGTGCCTCTTATGAGAAGCAGGCACTAACAAAGGCAATTTCTAACGCCTCGCACGGCTCGTTGTTCAACCTTGCGGACGGTAAAAGCCAGTTTTATCGTCCGCAAGGTTCGCTAATGCAGTCAGCTGTCGTCTTCCCAGACCTGCTGCATAATCTCCATTACCCGCTGCTTATCCTCATCAAGTTTTAAGCCGGTCAACTCGATACCGTTGGCACTCCTTTACGAATGCGGATCGCCGTCTTGGGATACAAAGGGGGCAGGTTGCGGTAAAGCTCGGTTTCAAGTGCTTCCAGTGTCGCCAGGCTAATTTTCTGCTCGTTATCAATCATTATTTCGACACGCATGGAGATCACCCCTTCTAACTGGAAACATCCATTGACTGGCTGTACTCATGGCTACGAATTTTCGCCATTAATTCATCTGTCAGCTCTGAGACCCACTGGATAGCAAGCCGCTTCTCTTCATCGCTGCACTCACTAGCCGCTACAAGCTTGATAAAAAAATCAATACGCTGGAGCTTCAACGACTCCAAAAGATAGTCCTGCATTTTCCCTCCGATCCTCACTACAGGGTATGTAATGCCACATCCCTACATACGGACAACCAAATACTGTATATGCATACAGTATAATACGTTTTTTAAGTTGTAAAATACTTTTTATCATTCAATCAGATGTGTCCGATGTAGCAGGATAAAGGCAAAAAATGCGCCCCTTCATCAGTACCACTGCCGCCATTTATCATCTTCCTGCAGCCTTTGGTTCCGGTAAAAGACACGCAGACCGGCTCCGGATGGAATACTGCCACCGCGCAGAAGCAGATCGATCTCCGCCTCCGAACCATCAAAGCCTCTCGATTTAAGTTCATACTCCAGCTGCAGGCGCTGCTGATTATCCACATCCTGCCTGTACCCTTTCCGGCGCTTAGGCTTAACCATGCGAAGCCGTGCGTTTAGCTCCCTCAGCTCCTTTTTGCTCATGCTATGGAGATACTCCTGCAGCTCCCGCTCATCCATACCCGCAATATCCGGTAAATCCTGTCCGCTTACGGCCCCGTTTTCGTTCATTTTTTCCACAGGGGGACAGTTATTGCCACGAGTCCAAGGGGCGCAAGCGCCCTGGTCGGCTGGCGCCTCCTGAACGTCAACGGCCTTACGAACCATTTTCCACTTCATCGCATGCGTGCAAATCCGGCCCTCAATAATCGGGGACCAGATGCCATAAATACGGATGCCGTGATCGCCATAAGCTGATGGCTCGTCATTGAGCTCATAAGCCGTGCGGACCAGGTGATGTTTACGCGGAACCAGTACGCCGCCCTGTTTCATGATGTAGGTGGCAAAACACCCGGCATCGGCTGCCGCCAGCACGGCATCCAGACGTGGGTTATCCAGTACCGGCGCACCGGCTTTTTTACCGGCCTGCTGTCGCGCGGCCTGGCCTGCCAGCAAACGCAGCTCGCGGTATGCCTGACGCCCCGGAATACCAAAAAAGCGGAATTGCTGGACGCGATGCAGCGAAGCCCAGGCATTGACATGTTCGGCATTGTCCCGCAGTGATCTGCCGGTTTCTTTGCTAATTTCGTTAGCCAGGCCACGCCCGTCGATGTTCTTACTGATGTACTTCGCGATGTAGCTGGTAGGCGTCCCCTTGCGCGGATTGATCAGCTCAGACTTAAATCGCGGGCCGGTATTGTTGCCCAGCTCCTCGCGGTCCTCACGGATGGCAAATTTACGCAGCAGCGCGGTGATGGATTTGCGGTCTTTTTTGCGCATGAAGCAAAGCAGGTGCCAGTGCACGGTGCCGTCATGGTGTGGCTCAGCAACGCGGACGCCATACCAGCGCAGCCCGGCTTTGTGCATCGCCTTGCGGAAAGCGGCGAACGTATGCACCAGATAGTCGCTGCTCTGCCGGACCGTTGCACTGGTCCATTTCGGGTTTGGCCTGCCGTTATTGAGCGTTGCGTGAAAGCGTGACGGGCAGGTGATGGTATAGAACACCGCGCAGTCTCCGCGCATTTCCGCGATTAACTCCAGCCCCTTAACACAGGCCATCATTTCATTACGACGGTGCGCCGGATTGCTGCTACTGGCGTTTACCACGTCTTCCATATCCAGCGTATCGCCCTGCTCATTGGTCAGCTCATGCGAACGGAAGAACTCCAGCGATTTGCGGCGCTGTTCGCGTTTATGGATCACGGCCTCATAGCTGACATACGGGGACGCCTTTTTGTTAACCAGGCAGACGGCGCGCAGCTGTTCTTCCCGCCATTCACACCGCATCTGCCACAGCTTGCGATACCACCAGTCAGCACAGAGCATACGGGCAAGCGAACCCGGAATAAGTTCGTATGGTACCGGATTACGGCGGTGCTTTTTACGGCGCAGCTGCTCGAAGGCTGGCGGGATAACATCAAGGCGCATGGCCTCAGCGGCCACCCTTTCCCATGACCGGCGGATCTCTTCCGGCGTAACGTTTTCATCCGTAAACAGCTCACCGCAGGCAGCATCCAGACACATGCTCATGTGCGCCGCCACCAAAGTAGATAACCGCTTAACCTGATCCTGGTTCATTTCCGGCAGAACCAGCAGGCCCTCCAGCCCGTCGTGACTCGCCATAAACCGGAATGACGCAGAAACCTGGCTGGCACGCACGCGCTCCAGGCGTTCAAGGCACGGCCTGATGGTTTCACGTAGATAGCGGGAATATGCCTTCGGCTTGCCCAAGCCCTCGAAATATTTAATGCGCTCAAGCAGTGGCTTGCTGATATGTGATGGTTCAGCGCTTACGTCTGCCAGAATCACCAGATCGGGATTAAACCGCTGCTGTTCGCGGGCCATTTTGGCACGGCTGATCAGCCGGTCCTGCTCCATTTCACGCTGAACAGGATCACGGGCTTCATTGTAGAAATAGCGTTCCCAGACCTCATCGCTCATCGCCTCACGGCGCAGCTGCTCCTGCTCGTTGTCGCTGGCGTAGAGAGCGATCAGGTTTGAAAGCGCAGACACCGGCGCAACTTCCGCCGGGTCCACATACGGGTTAACCGCTTTTTTCGGGGCATTCCAGACAAAAGCAGCGGCGGCATCATCTGCACCGCCGTAGTTTTTAACGTCGTGATGGCTCACACAAATACTCTCTTTGGAAAGTTTCGTAAGACGCACTCACGACTGGATACGCTGCCAGATCAAACCCGGACCAGATCAGAGGTTGAGAAACAGCGATAATTTCAGTTGCAGACTTACCATCACCACCGGCAACGCCCATACTGCGTTTTGCGTTAATACGGTGGCGGGTAAAATTCTGGTAAATCGCGTTCGTCAGCTCGGTTTCACTGTTCGACACAACAACCTGATGGCCTGCTGATGCCAGTACATTAAGAGTCGTCGCCAGGCGACGCTGTTCAAGCTCATTGAAACCATCAGTGTGATAATCGGTAAATGTTCCGTCATAAGGTGGGTCGCAATAAATCACATCACCTGCTTTGACCATCGCTAAAGTTTCCTCGTAGCTGGCACAAATGAAGGTGGCGCGTTTTGCTTTCTCTGCAAATGCTCTGATTTCGTCTTCCGGGAAATATGTTTTTTTATAATTCCCGTATGGAACGTTAAATTCACCTTTCCTGTTATAACGGCACAATCCACGATAACAGTGGCGATTAAGATAAAGGAAAAATACAGCTTTCCAGAAATCAGTAGTTTCAGAGGAATGATTAAAATCCTGACGGATATTGTAATAAGAGGTTTCGCTATTTGTACTTGCAAAGAACCCTTTAGCGTTAGCAATAAATTTCTCGCAGTTAAATGCAATCTGCTTATAAAGATTAATCAGGTCAGAATTAATATCAGCGACAAGATAATGAGGATAGTCTGTCGCCATCATCACAGCGCAGGAACCCGCGAAAGGTTCAACCAGTCGCAGACCAGCGGGAAGGTGCTTAATCAGTTCCGGCATGATGGCGGTTTTATTTCCCGCCCATTTCAGGATGGTGCTCATACAGCACCTCCATTGTAGTGTTTGCCTTTCAGCTCTGCGATTTCCTGACAGGTGACGCAGCACTGCACGCCCGGGATGGCGCGGCGGCGTGCTGGCGGGATCGGTGCATCGCAATCAATGCAGAGAACACGGGAAATGCCCGGCGCTTTATTACGGGCGGTGTGGATGTGGCGCTGGCGTTCTTCTTCAACGCGCTGCTGTACAAGGTCCATTGAATCAGCCATCAGTGGATCTCCTGCGCTTCGTTCTGAATCTTCACAGCTTCCTGACGCAGCAGCTCAGCTGCTTCCGTGTGGTTAAGCTGACGTGACACGATACGAGCAGCTAAAGAATCCAGACGCGCAGCCATCACATCTGCGCGTCCCCGGCGTTCTTCTTTACGTGCCTCAGTCAGCAACAGGTTGAGACCAGCATCATCTGGTCCGGTTTTAGTGGTACGGGTTTCAATATTTCGCATCGTTCGTTCTCCTGAATTTGGGCAAAAGAATGCCCGGCGGGTTTACGCCATTAATTTCTGTTGTGGATTAATTCGGCATGGTTAGCCGTTTGGGAAATAAGCTCACCACTGCACGAAAATGATTCATTGCTTTCACCAGTTCCCGCTTTTCGTCAGTAGTCAGATCACTAATATTGACGCCGTGACGTTCTGCCGGAATTTTTGCCATATAAAAAATGGCTGCCAGTGCCCGCTCATTCTGTTTATTATTTACGTCGCGTGGATCGCGCATATCTTTAATAAACCTTTCAAGCTCCGGCTCAATATTCAGACCAAACACTTTAGCCCTCAATTCCGCAATATGGTTCAGTCCATCCAGGCGTTTACCGGGGCTTAATGGAACAGTCGCCGTAGCGCCTTCAATAGCCATGATTTCCCCTGTTTGGTTGTGGACAGGTCAGCCAGCAGTTCATCCTGAGAGCGGCACGGGTGCCAGCGTTTGCCATCCTTCCCCATGATCCAGCCATGACCGTAGTGCATTGCCGGGCTTTGCTTTAGGAGAAGTGACGCGAAAGATGGTTCTTTAGTCAGCATAACCACCTCAGATCAGACCGAACGAAGCGCCGAGGCCCGTCACGGTATCCACCGCGCTTGCCATCGCCGGGTTAGCCTGTAAACGCGCCTGCATCGAAACGGCAGCCAGTGCCATCAGACGAGTAACAGAGTTAATGCTGCTGATAACATCGCGGCGGCCTGCGGTGGTTTTCACATCGCCCGATACGGCGCCGGCAGCAACACGTCCGATTTCAGCAGTAGCGCTCATGACGTAATGCGGCAGCTGCTCTTTTGCTACTTCGTTCAGCGGCACGCAAGGCAGGCAATGAATTTGGGCAAGGAAGCCATCAACCAGCGCGGAATCCTCAGTGATATCCGTCAGCACCCAAATTTCCGGCGGTGTCAGTTGATGAGGCTGATCCGGGTTCAGCTTGTTGCGCAGCGTCTGGACATTCATTCCGGCGCGTTCTGCCAGCTTCGCCATGTTGTGACGTAGTGCGAAAGCCCGGCAGGCTTCGTCAAAGTGTGGATGTTTGGAAACGCGATAATCAAACATGCTGTAAGTCCTTTTCTATCCCAAAATGGAACTATCAGGCTTGCATTGCGATTTCACAGCCTTGAGCCGCTTCCATCGTCAAAGCGAACATGTTTACTTCTATTAGGCTGTTTACTCCCTCTTTCTTGCGGATAGGTAAACGACCCTCACGAATCATCTGGCGGGCATAACTCAGTTTGTAGCCGGTGCGACGACAGAACTCATCAAGAGTGATGAATGGCTCTGACACCACAAGATTGATGCTGGGACGCATTGAAAGTTGACGATACATGATGCAATATTCCTCAGTTTGGGTTGTCTCAACACTATTCGAGACTGTTAATCACTATTCGTTGCTTCACACAACGGAGAATAGGATCACAAAACGCCAATGTCAACACGAAACATCACAAATCGCCACATACCACAGAAGTTGCAGAGTAACATTATGCAAAATACTGGCGGCCAGCCGGTCATTGAGCGAATTTTGAAAGCCTACGGTTTTACTACTCGCCAGTCCCTATGTAATCACCTTGGGATTTCTCAAAGCACGATGGCAAACAGGTATGCGCGGAACACCTTTCCGTCTGATTGGACAATCATCTGCAGCATCGAAACAGGTGCATCTTTGCAGTGGTTGATTTCAGGCGAAGGGGCGATGTTCGAGGATGAGGTCGAGCATAAAGCCCTAGCCTTAAAACATTACAAAATCACAGATGGGGTCTTGACTTCACATAATGAGATTTACTATGACGGCAGCCTGATTCCTGCTGATTTATCGAGTCCATCTTTAGTGGCCTTTGAAAACTCTCTGTACCTCATTGATGAACATGAAGGAGAGATAAATGATGGATGGTGGGTCATAGAAATTGATGGGTTATACAGTATTAGAGAAATCTTTAGATTTCCTGGTGGCCGTATACGTGTGGAAAATGGCAAGGCATCCTTTGAATGTCAGGTACAGGATATAAAAGTATTTGGTAAAGTTATCCTCAAAACAGAACAACTTAGTTAAGGGTAAACAATGACTACTTCGCCTAAGGCCACAAAAGACAAAGCAACTGAAAAGATTGAGCGTACTTGCTTTGTAATCATGCCAATCGCAGACATGGCAGGTTATGATTCTCGTCACTTCGATAGAGTTTATAACCATTTAATAAAACCAGCATGTGATGCCGCTGGCTTTACACCTGTAAGAGCTGATGAAGTTAACAACTCCAATTTAATTGTATTAGATATTTTAAAAAGAATTGTTGAATCTGATATTGCGATATGTGATCTAAGCGGCCGAAACCCTAATGTGATGTACGAGCTAGGACTAAGACAGGCATTTAATAAAAAAACAGTATTAATAAAAGACGATCGAACAATAAGCCCGTTTGATGTTCAAGCTTTCAGATATTGCGAGTATGACAGCTCATTGCGTATTGATAATGCTTTCAACAATATTAAGTCTTTAGAAAAAGCCATAACAAGCACATTTGAGGCAGACTCAAACGATGTGAATTCTATTGTTCAACTTTTGAGAATCGAACCTGCTAAAGTGGGTGAAAAAACGCAGCTAAGCACACAAGACACTTTAATCTTTGAAACTCTAAATCAGATTTTAAATAAAATAGATGCACCAACAAAGATATTCAGCAATAGCAAAACAATTAAATACACACCTCGTTCTAAACATTTAATTGAACAACTTAAAACAACCAGAACTGAAGATCTAATTGGGAAAAGTTACTTGAATGAGCGAACATTTGTAATGCTCGGTAAACTTGAATCAGTTGAAAACATTAACGGAGAACTTCTATTTGTCTTTAGATATGGTAAAGATGCATATTTTAAATACCCTGAGAGCCATCCTGAACTGGAAGACATTGTGGAAACCGACTTTTAGGAATTGCACTTAATATGTCCGTTAGTAAGTTAGCGAATGGAAAATGGCAAGCGCAAGTTTTCCCAAATGGCAGGGATGGGCGGCGTATCCGTCGTCAGTTTGCTACCAAAGGAGAAGCGCTAGCCTTTGAGCGCCATGTAAAAGAGCAAGCGCAAGATAAGCCGTGGCTAGGTGAGAAAACTGATAAACGCCGCGTTCGGGATTTGGTTACAGCCTGGTACAACGCACATGGTGTAACACTTGCTGACGGTGAAAAGCGTAAAGGTGCAATGGAGTTTGCCTGTCTTGCTATGGGTGATCCGCTCGCAACTGAATTCAACGCAAAATTATTCTCAACATATAGAGAGCAGCGGTTAAGCGGGAAAATAACCCGTTCTGATCGCGTTAAGTCAGTAACTCCTCGCACGGTTAACCTCGAACTGGCTTACTTTCGGGCTATGTTCAATGAGCTGAAAAGGCTTGATGACTGGACCGCACCAAACCCTCTCGAAAACGTCAGAGAATTTAAGATCGCAGAGGTTGAACTGGCTTGGCTTACAGTTGAGGAGGCGACACGCTTGCTTGAAGAGTGCGAGAAAAGCAAAGCAGTGGATTTAACCACGATTGTTAAAATCTGCCTTGCGACCGGCGCAAGATGGGGAGAGGCTGAAAGCTTAACTGGCAAACAGATAAGTCCCGGCAAGATCACTTTTATCAAAACGAAAGGTAAGAAGAACCGCACGGTTCCAATCAGTGATGAGCTTTACGAACTGCTACCAAAAAGCCGAACCTCTAAACCACTCTTCACCGGATGTTATTCAGCATTCAGGAGCGCGATAAAGCGTGCGGGGATAGAGTTGCCAGACGGCCAGCTTTCGCATGTTCTTCGACATACTTTTGCCAGCCATTTCATGATGGGCGGCGGCAATATTCTGGTCTTACAACGCATCCTCGGACATACGGATATTAAAGTTACAATGCGGTATGCTCACTTTGCCCCCGACCATCTAACAGAAGCAGTTCAACTTAACCCCTTAAACCTAATTGGTGGCAGCAAAATGGCAGCACAGCGAAGCACTATGCAATACTTTTCGACAATATACGAAATTCTATGCGCTTGAATTTACTGTAAATCATTGTTTTTAATGAAATATAGTTCGGACTCATAATCGCTTGGTCGTTGGTTCAAACCCAACAGGGGCCACCAAATTTTAGCTTTAAAATCATATAATTAAGTCACTCGAAAGAGTGGCTTTTTTGTTTCTGAATTTTAAAATGGCACCACAAACCACTGAGCAACGCGCATGGCTTAGCGTGTTGTCGCTATCCCATTAAGAGGATAAAAAGTCCGTTATAACGCAGGGAAAATTTGCGCTTACGCTAAAACAGATAGCATTCTGCATTAGCAAAATATTGCTCAGAGCATCTCGGGCAGCCCATAACCGCCGCACTCCTGTTGACTTCTGTCTAACTACGCAACGTAGTCTTGAAATATCTTTCATTCCTGCAATGCTGGAATTCATACTACTCACGATAAATGTAACAACACAGTTCAATTTCCGAAAAATAACCATAGCCTGCGCCAGCTGATCGTAATCAACGCGTTCCTCCCCCCGCTCTTATATATAACCCGCTGACTTACAAAAAGGATGAAATGATGAAAATACGGGATATATCAATCAGTACCTGTCTGGCACTGTTATTAATGGGTTGCGTAGCTAAACCACCCATGACGACGGAAAATGAAAGAGGCCGCCGCGTTTGCTTTTAATGTCGATGCTTCGCAGGTGACAATTTCCGATGCGAGGCAGCAGGATGTGAAAACCAACTTTGTGGTCACCATCGGCAAAACCAGCCATCGCTGCTATGTGACGAAGGCCGCCGAGCCGAAGCTTTACGGGCTGATCCCGCTGGGCGGCGGTAGCACCGTCTCGGATGCCATCTGCGCAGGCGCCAACCCGACGCTAGCGAGCAAAACCTGCGACGCCCTGTCGCAAAAAGCGGGCCGCTGCTGAGCCTTTGCGCAGAAGAAGGCCGCTAACTGCGCATTTAGTCACTTTTTCTGCCGTTTTACCGCGGTCGCTTAGTTCAGCGACCGCACCTGCTGATAAGAATTGAGCCGTTCCCGCAGCGAGGTGAGCCAGACATCCGGCTCCTGACGGCAGATTTCGGTGAGGATCGGCGTCAGCACCAGCTCGGCTTCATGGAAGTCGGTCCACTCCGGCGGCTCCAGTGAAAAAGGATCGTTCATCAGCCAAATCACCATCGGCGTCCAGGCGCGCGGATCCAGTTGCAGATAATCCTGACAGCGCATCATATCTCGGGTCCGCGCCTCATCGGGGACGACATCCTTTCCCACCGCGGCGCTACTCATTGCCAGTACTGTTATTCCTGCCAT